TTCTGGATCAGCCGTACCTAATCTAAACCAAGGTCTTGCAGGAGATGTAGCACCAGCCATCATGCCTGCACCAAGTGTCCTTAAGGCTCTTGTACCTGTGTTGTCATAAATCGAGTTATGCCTTCTCGTTCCTTTATTTCTATCCTGCTCAAAATAACGTCCATTCCGTGGTAACAAGTAAGTTGTCACCTCTTGCCAATGTGACCACCATGTAGCCCTTTCGGTTCTGAGGTGACCCCATCTTGATAACAGGTCAGCACGCTTTGTTTTCATTGTTTAACCGCCTAATAAGGTGTTGCCACCAAGTTTTAACTTGTCTGGATCTACTCCCTGAACTCCAGTTAGCATTGTTCCTGCTGGCCCTGATAATGCCGATTGATCCTCTTTCGATTGTATTGCTGCAACATCTGCCTTCTTCCTGTTAGCCCTATTCATTTCTATGTCAGCACGGTCAGCCTCTTTCTTGGCTGTTTCCCTTGCCTCTACATTAGCTTGCTCTTGCAACTTCAGAGCTTTCTTCTGCTGTTGCTGTTGCTTCTGACCAGCATAAATTGAATAGCCTACGCTAGCTACTGCTGCTATCGCTGAAGTGACTGCCATGCTTAGATCTCCTTGGAATAAATAACATCTTGTACTCCGTATTTCAATCTTGGCAAGATCTCATTTAATGGAGTGTTTGGTTTGCAATGCCACAACATGAGTTCGCACCCAAGGGATTTTGCATAGGTTTCTGTATCTTTAATCAAGCGCAACCCGACTCTTCCACCCCGATGTTCTTTGCTAATGAATAACAAATCATTTTGGGCTAGTTTTAAGTCGGCATAATGCAAATGATTAGATACAAAGTTAACAGAATAACCAATCAGAACATCATTCTGCCTTGCTGAAAGAATGAAGATCGTACCCATCTCTTCAGCTTTACGGTACGTCTCTTCGTCTGGCTTCAGCACCATCACTTGTTTGTTACGAGCAATCTCTTCGTAATGCTCATCAAACAATGTTTGGGCTTCGGCTAGCATCTCATCAACTGTGGCAAGCCTGATTTCAGTTTTAGGTGTTCTATTTCTATCAACAGTACATGCACTGCTTGGTGTTACGGTCACACTGGTCATAAAGAATATTCAGTTACACAATCAAATATTAGATGCACTCTGTCAGTCATGCCAACATTGTCCGCTGTGTGTAGTTTCTTATGGTTAAACCACCAAACCTCTCCTGCTTCAAATTTCTGCTTCTGATCTCCGCAAGTTTGGCTGCACCATTGATTACTTCGCAACACTAAATGGAATCTTGAGTAGTGATCTGCGTATGTTCCTTGGTCATTATGTTTAATAACATGACCGCCAGGTTTCAAATTAACGATAAGAACTCTGCCCATATCTTTAACTTCTAATTGCTCCAATATAGGTCGCATTAATGGTACTAATGCAGGCTTTAAATATTCCATGCAGGGATAATCATAAGATCCTGTATCCCATATGACGTAGTAGATGCTCAGTTTTAGTGGCCCTCTAACATATATCGACTCAGTATCTTTGTGAGGTGAGTTAGTAAACTTCTGCCTGGCATCGATCTCCTTCCATAACTCAGGCTTGGCATCTAATAACTCAAGCAATGGCTCGACATCTAGCCCTTCTGCTATGCGAACGAAATTAGACTCTTGTGTAGGGGTCATATTCCTCCTTATGGGTAGCTTCCCTACGTCTTTTAATGTAGATGTCCTCTGGAATCTTCTTGGCTACTGGCAGCGCAAAGGTCAGTGCTAATGCATCAGCCAAGTCTGGTGATCCTGCACCCTGCAATCTCTTCTTGATCTGGTCTTTAGACTCCAATACCCTTCTGCCCACGTTGTCATACCAATAGATCGGTGTTGCTAGTTCTTGCTTGAGTGCTGTGTCATTTGGGATTGCTCCACCTTCTTCTATCCATTCCTTCATTAACCACCACATCTCAGTCCTACGGTTGGTGTATAGCTCTGGCTTGGTTGCCTTGCCACCGAATGGTATTTCGATTACGTCATAGGACAATTGCCTTAGTCTGTCGATCACTCCAGACCCTGCACCTGCATCACAAAACACAGCATCAGGGTCATGTTCCTCGATTAGGTTTGCCACCCTGGCTGCTAACTCCATATTGTCGATCCCTCTATAAATAACAGGCTTGAATCCTTGCCTGCCTTGCCTCCTGAACACAACAGATCGATCATCTCCAAAGCGAGCTGGGTCAATCCCAAAAATAATTGGAGAAAGTTCCACATCTGCCTTCTGATATACACGTTGAGCTGCATCTTCTGTGTCTGCCAATGCAATAAGTTGGTCATCACCTGCTGCACTGAAGTCGCATAAATATTCCCTAGCAAATGAAGTCTCAGCCATATCACGCTTAAGACGTTCAACTTCTTTGGGATGCAATGACTCTGTGTCATATACCGTGTACCTTGCCGCTGACCAGTCCTCCTCCTCTACAGCTTTGTAATACAGCTCACTAAATAAATTAATCCCGCTAGGTGTGCCTATAAAAATCGCCCACCCAAGTCTGTCACTAAGTGCTGGCTGACATACATCGTCCCAAAGCTCAGGCTTAATCTGGGCAACCTCGTCAATAACAATGCCATCCAGTCTTAATCCTCTTAACGCATCACTGTTATCCCCGCCAAAGAGCCTAATGATTGCTCCATTGTGTTTGAACTTCACACTCAGCTCGCCTTCATTTATATCAAGTAATGATGATCTTCTTAATGGTTCGATCTTCTCTTTCAATCTGGCCCAGGCAATTGCTTTCGCTTGACGAAGGAACGGAGCAACATAAACAAACATGCCCAGCTCTTTGTCTGTCTTCATCGCTTTATCTATAAGCTCCATAATGGCCAATTCAGTCTTGCCTGACCTGCGATGGAGTGCGTAGACGCTAAACCGTTTCTTCTTTAAATGGCATTCACGCTGCCATAGCCTCGGTTTATAGCTGAGTTGAATCACGCTTGCGGAACACCTGTGGTTACTGTCACTGACACACCACCTGAATGATCCACGTTCGTCTTATCGCTCCATTTCTGTGGGAACCATTTAGCCAGGAGCTTTAGACGAATTTCAGACCGAACTCTCTGTTGCTGTATGAAAGCTGGATCAATTCTCTGCTGGTCATCTCCAATCATTCTTGGCTTTTCATCCACTATCTCAAGTATTTCATCCGCTATCCAATCAGCCCCCATCTCGCGCGCGCGTGTGAAGCGTTCAGTTAATTCTTCATCTTTATTCAGCCAATTATAAATAGTTGAGTAAGCAGGCTTGCCTTCTTGTCTGCAATAAGAGCGCAAAGTATTGCCAGAAGAAATCCAGAATAAAACTTCTTCCATGATTTCAGGGTTTGGCTTGCTAGTGGGCCTACCTGGTTTCGATTGTTTTCCAGCGGGTTGCATAACTTACACGCTTCTGGTAACGACATATCTGGGCTATATAGCCACGGCTAATTCCAAACATAAGGGAAAGGCAGCCGTAACCTATTCCCCAATCTTCATGAAGCTCACGAAGAGCATCCACAACTACTGGAGTAATTTTAGGGTTGTGGTTTGGGTGATCTACTGAGACTCTATGCCCAGAGTCAGAAACACCAACAACAATCGTTTTAGTTTTAACTGCTGTTAGTGTCATTTAGAAATAGTAAATTACTAAAAGAATATCTTAGAGAATAATAGTTTTCAAGGATCATCTCTGCCAAAGATTAATTCGTGAGCAGAGATATTGATATTGTTGTCCCAAGCTGTTTCTAAAACTTTCTTCTGCATGCTGGTGGGAACTAAGCCATCTCCCTTTTGCCAGCGACTGACTGAAGCTGCATCTCGATGAACTGCTCGTGCCAAGGCTCTGACACCACCGAACTCTTTTATTAAAAGTTGAACAGGAGTCTTAGAAGTTTGTTCCATATCCACATGATGCCATAAATGCAACAATAAGTAAATAAGAAAGATATACGTTGCACCCCATGCAACAATAAAGACATGGCCAAGCAAGATGTATCCGCCACTTGCCTCTCTCCGCTCTGGACACGTTAAGAGTCAGTTTGTCACCTTCTACTGCGAAAATGGTGAGCGCAGCCTTCACGGTCTGATCTGCGGCAAGTTAACTCAGCGGCCTACCTCCTCAGTGAACCGACATTCACAGGGGTCTTTTTTATGGGTCACTTCATTTGTTAAGAAATATTTCATTCTAGGGTCTTTCTATTTACTACTGTTGTTGGTACTGCAACACTAGTCATATGGACGAAAGTTCATTCTTTTATCACGGAGTTATCCATGACAACAATCACTGCTAAGAACACCAAAGCTGAAATACTTGCCGC